TAAGTTCCAGCAGGGAACTCGTAAGAGGCAAAAGCATAGTTAGTGAAACCCCAATCGGCTAACACAGTGAGGTCATAAATTCCGGCGGTGGAAGATGGAATCACGAACATCCACACTGTCTCATAGGTATCTGGCCCCGTCTGGTTTATTACGACTGGCACAATTCATAGTAAGCCAATCTAAGTATTTACGTCTTCCTCTTCCTCTGGCACTACTCGCAGTCTTAGACCCTTCTTGAAGGTCTTGAGGGTCGTCTTCTTGACCTCAGAGAGTATCTTGAGTTTGAGGAACTCCTGCCATTCAAACCTTATCTGGCCAGCAATTCCAGCACCCATGTATCCAAATATCACAACGAGAGTCGTAATAAGACTACCAGTCTCCGTAGTGCCTATCTCTCCCTTGACTACTTGATGCGTGACAGCAAATTGGCTAGTTGCCTCACCACCAATACTTCCCTTGACCTTCTGATGGGTTGTAGTCTTCTCGGACATTCCGACTCCTATCGCTCCACTTACAGCCTCATGCAACACTTCAGTCACGCCTAGAATCCTGTTTCCAATGGAACCTTTGGCAGTTTGATGAGGTATGGTGAACGATTCGGTAGAAGAGGTTCCTATATGTCCTGCAACCACCTGCCCTGTCTCTACAATTCGAGTAATAACCGCACCGATAGCCCCGTTTATTATGTCGAAAGTCGTTTCCTTCGCCTTTTCAGAAGTCCCAAGTTGACCGGAGACTTCTTGGTGGGGAATGGTCATCGCCCCTGTCTCTTCCAAGCCTATAGTCCCCTTGACTCTTTGGCGCGTGATGCCCTTGCCTAAAATTGAAGTGCCAATTGCTCCGCTTACAAGGTCGTGCAAGACCTCAACCACAGTTGCTTCTGTCCCAATAGAGCCAGCCACAACTTGGTGAGTCACAAGAGTTTGGCTTGTTTCAGCCACACCTATCGCTCCCTTGACCTTTTGCCGTGTTATGACTTGGCCGATGATAGAGTCTCCAATCGCTCCTCTCACACTTTGGCTTATCATTTGGAGTGCGTTCAATGCGACCCCAATAGAACCGCTTGTCTCTTGATGGGTTATCGCGGTCTGACCAGACTCAGCCGTTCCCAAAACTCCTGAAGCCGCTTGGTGGGTGATAGTAATTTCACCAGACTCTTCCGACCCAATCTGTCCAGAAGTCTGTTGGTTCGTAGTGCTTTTACCAGAAATCGAGTCGCCGATTGCCCCGCTTACAAACTGGCTCAATATCTCGATTGCACCCAACAGATTGGTTCCAAGAGAACCACTTGTCTCTTGGTGAGTGATGGTTATTGCACCTGTCTCTGCCGCACCCATAGTTCCTGAAACCACTTCGTTAGTTGCGACAGTTCCAGAAATCTCATTCCCAATATCTCCATGCACAACTTGGGATATAATGATGCCTAAAGACATTGCGGTTCCCATTACTCCTTGGAGTCCCTTATTCACAATGCTCCATACTTGGCTTCCGATGCTTCCAGAGGTCTCTTGGTGAGTGACGACCAATGTGCCAATGACATCCTCACCCATAGTGCCGCTTACCACTTGGCTGATGACTGAGGCTTCTGTCGCTTCTGCGCCTAACTCCCCAGAGACCACATCTCCGGTTATAACCGCGCCAGCCCCTTCTGCGCCCATAGCGACCCTGATTATATCGTGAGTCACACCCTGTCCAAAGCCACCAAGTCCAGTGCTTCCGCTAACTTCTTGGTGCGTTACATCGGTAACTCCTGAAGCCTCATTGCCCAGAGAGCCACTCACAACATCACCAATGGTCACTTTCTCTGTAGCAGAGATTCCTAAGAGGCCACTCATGACTTGGTATATCACATTCGCTATACCAGAGAGGTCGTCTCCAAGTGAGCCAGAGACTTCTTGATGAGTGATAGACAAAGCACCAGATGAGGCTTCACCTATTGAGCCAGATGCAGTCTGAGAGGTTATCTCAATCGCACCACTGGCCTCTTCTCCAATGCTTCCTTCTATCACATCATTTGTTGTTACCAGACCAGACAGAGCACTTCCAATGTATCCGAATACCCGTATGAAACCAGAAGGAACGGCTATTCCAGAGATGGCACTTCCTATCGAACCTATTATGTTCTGCAAAGTGACAGCAAACGTCCCACTTGCATCGGTTCCTACCGACCCACTTACTTCTTGATGAGTGACAAGCAACTCACCAGAGGCCGCATCACCCATCGAACCACTTACTACATCGTTAGTGACTAGCGTTTCAGTTGCTTCGGTTCCTAGCATACCAGATACAAGTTGGGACAGTATCGCAAACGTCCCTGCTAAAGAATTGCCCAAAGAGCCAGAGGTTTTCTGATGGGTAACGGTCAATGCACCAAAAGCATTGTCTCCCATCGTGCCACTGGTTGTTTGATGGGTTATGGCCATCGCTCCGCTTGCCTCATCTCCTGCCAATCCAGACGCAGTTTGATGGGTTATCTTGAATCCACCAGAGCCAGCAGTGCCTATTGAAGCCGAGACCACATCTCCTGTCGTCACTTGGCCAGAGCCGCTACTGCCCACTCCCGCATTTATCACTTGATGGAGTATGTTCGATACCCCAGAGAGCGCGTTCCCAATGTTTCCAAGTAAACTGTCATGAGTGACGATTGCCCCACTTCCAGACTCTCCTACAGACCCCACAGCCGTTTGATGGGTTATGGCCAGTGCTCCACTTATCTGGTCTCCTAATGCACCAATGGTTTTTTGGTGAGTCACTTTGGTTGCCCCACTAGCCGCTTCATTCATGGAGCCAGAGACAACTTGATGAGTCATTGCGATTGCACCAGACGCGCTTTCACCCAAAGCACCCGATACAACCTGTTTAGAAATGTTTGCTAGACTAGACAAAGCACTTCCAATGACTCCGTATACATATGTAACGATAGCAGAAGGGGTGGCCACTCCAAGGAGACTGGTTCCAATAGAACCACTTACCTTTTGATTGGTTTTAACTGCGTTACTAGCCGCACCACCCATTGAACCTGTTGTGGTCTGATGTGTCATTTTAACTGTATCAGCAATCGTATTTCCAACAGCCCCTTTTGCAGTCTGATGGGTCATAGTGAAAGATGTCTTGGATGCCGCGCCCCCTATTGTGCCAGCGATAGAGTTCTGGCTTCTCAGTTCTATACCGCACATTCCCCAATAGTGGCTTCCTGTCCATTTTGAGGATATTGTAAGAGAGCCGGGAGATGAGACAGTATTATATATCATGTCACCCGAAACACCAGTCGTGCCTTTGGTATCGGTCTGTGTTCCAGTGTTGGCAGAAAGAGTTAGACTGCTGGCATCTACAACAGTTGTGCCGACTAGATAGTTGTTGCTATCTTGAGTGGTAAGAGAAGTTGTTGCTGTATTGGTAGCCGAGCCGCTATCATTCGCGCTACAATTCGTTCCAACCGAAGCCACACCAGTCCACCATGTCGCTTCACCGCACATCCTAGTGTTGAGTGAAGATTTGATAGCAATCACATTGGACGCATTCGTTCCGATAGAAATAGTCCAATAGAGGTCTACTTCTGTCGCACCTGCGCTGTCTGCCGCGCTTTCAACATAATGGTAAGTGTTACCTATAGTATCTGATATAGGTGGACTGCCCGGTGCATAAGTCGAAACAGGATATTGAACGGAGACAACGATACCATCACCTGTAGCAGTGCTGATTGCGGGTAGATTGAGGGTCTTTCCAGCCGTAGACAGCACTCCGCCAGTGTGGTTCTTAGGAGCGACCATACTGAGGAGTATAGTCCCTCTGAGTTATATAAGGTTGACCCGCTTAGAGCGTCTAAGTGCAGGTGATGGTGTAGGTCTCAAGATACCGTATCATGGCCATAAGTCTGGCAATGTCGTCAAAGGCATTGCCTATGGCCAAGTTACAGTTGTAGCATAGGAGACCCCTTATTTTACCAGTCTTGTGGTCGTGGTCAACAACCATCTTAATACCTGTTCGACCACAAATGTCACATCTAGCACGTTTCCACACTTCTTCGGCCTCTTCTACAGGAATACCTTCCATTCTCCAATGATGTCTCCTGTTGTGTTTTTTCACTTGGTCAGGATGGTCTTTGTCATACTGTTTGTTATATTCTGGATGATTGGCTCTCCATCTTCGTGACTTTGCTTTCTCTTTCTCAGAGGATGTCATTTAGGTGCAAGTTATCGTATAAGTTACAGCCACAGTTCCGCTTGGTGAGACCACATATCCAGACGCACCGTTGGTCTGGTCGTGGGCAAGCAGGTAAATGTTGCTGTCGAAAGTCCCGTAGATGCCGATGTTGCCCCAAGTCTCGTTCCCACCAGTGCTGTTCGTCATGGTTCCTACAATCAGGAACGTGGTCGTGCTTGAGGTAGACGTATTGATAGTTCCGTTGGCCGATGCGGTTCCAACGTAGGTTGGAGTTATCGCGCCATCTGAGCCAGCAAGTTGGGTTTCAACTACGCGGTCTGTTCCTGCGTTTGGTGCAGTCACACCGCTTCCAGCCACTATTTGGATAGCACTACCAACTTTTCCAGCCGCCATAGTGTGAGTCGTGTTCGATGTATCGTAAATCTGAGCCGTGACGATTGCTGTGTTGAACATGGACGACATGAGTATACCACAGAAGTTCTTGGTGCTCAAGTCGTGCTCAATGAAATTGTGAGCCGACATCACCTTGGGGCAATCGCACTGAGGGACTATCCTTCGTTTCTCAATGTGGAAGAAAGGCCAACGGGCTTGCTTCACAACCATCGTCTTTTTCTGAGTCTTATCTGGGGTCTGATGGATAGGGCAAGGCTCGAAAACCTTGATGTCCAAACCAATGTGCATACCACCTGTTCCTGACATACTAGGTATTAAGAGGAAGCGGGAGTATTTAAGGCTATTGCTGAAAGAGGTGCGCCTAGTATTGGGTGATGTTCTGCGTGAGTATCCAGAGTTGGCCAGCACCCTTCGTCCCTTCATCTGTGACGAGCCTATTCATGAGAAGGATGTTGATGCCATCATAACTGGCAGTGCTAGAGCCAGCCAAATCAGCCGCATCATTGTCAACTCCGAAAGCCGTCCAGTCGAACTCAGCAATGCCAGCCGGGAAGGATGCTTCCCATGTGGCTGTATCTCCTGTAGTAGCATTAGTCGTAATCTGTGGGTAGGTCGCGTCTATCAATTGCATATACTTTACTGTGGCTCCGCCAGCAGGATTCAGAACAGTTACGCTTGTGTCGAAAGGCGAAGACGGGTCATCTGAGACTCCAAGTCTTGCGTTAGCGAAACTGAAAGGAGTGGTTGGCGTGCCAATACCAGTGATGAAAGCCCATCCAAGCGGCTTGTAGTCGTTGAGCAGACTGTTAGTCTTCGTTGTGCTTACCTTGATTAGTCTGTGCCTGAACTTCGATGCGGCTTCGGTGGCAGAATGCCCTTCTTTCTTCCAGTTGTAAATCGCTTTGTCTGGGTCGTTGAGACGGGTGATTGTGAACGTAGACCGTCTAGGATTCGAGAACCCCAAAGATTGGGGTGTCGGAACAAGAGTGGGTCTCTTTACGATTGGCGGAACTGAGGTAGCCATTCTAATGTATAGATGGTTGTGGTAGTATTTAAGCCTTGGGCTAGAGGGTTTAAAAACGTAGGGAAGGGGTAGCCCACTAAAGGCGGCTACGCCCTGCTTTCAGTTAACTCTCCGAAGGGGAGTGTGTTGTATGGTTGGCTTCTAGTGACGACACTATGCAGACCGCAAGTCCGTCATCTTCACAATACTTTCTGGGTATGTGATGACTGGCGCGTATCTTGCAGTAATCACTGTGTCTATCGAGTCGAAAGTCGGTTGCGGCCAAACATCTACACTGATGGGTCTCTTAGTCGCAAAGTAGCCCAACGGGGCATATGCGGCTGAGTAGTTGCTACCTGATGCGGCAAGGATGTAAGCCCTACCACTGTTGGCAGTTCCATCAGTCAGAGGGATGTTCGGGGTAACTATGCGCTTCAGTCCATACAGCGCGGGGGCGGAAACGACTGTTCCCTGTCCCTGTGCGTATACAGGCTGTCCGAAGAAGAGTAGCGCGGCAAACTGCGGAATCCTAGCCAAGTCCTGATTCGCCATCGGATTCATGGCGATTGTATCAGGTTCCAGCATGAAGTTCTGGACAACTTGGATACCGTTAGTAATGTCGTTAACTCCTATCGTGTTAGCGAATGTTCCGGGCGTTCCATCCATGAACACTGAAGTTCCAGTGACACCGTAGGTGGTTTGAGCACCTGCGTTAAGAGCCTTCTCAACGTCTTGGTCAATTGTCATGACCACCCGTCTCGCGGCTCGTTTCAACTGGTCTTCTACTATGTTCACTATCTGGTCTTCAATCAACTCTCTGGTAACTCGGACTCTCATACCCACCTTGTAAGGTGTAACGGTAATCGAGTCGTAAGGTGTGAAGTCGGCCATTATCTCGGCCCCTTCCGCAGTCTTTCCTATAACTGCGTTGGCGCGAGCACCCTTTTGTTTCGGAATGGTGGCTGTTGAACCAACCTTGATGAAGAAGTCCTGAAGTAGAGGCTTCAATGCCAGATTGGGCATCGTAAGTTCTACTATCCTCTTCGCCAGTGCTGGATAGAACAGAGCACCAGTGTTAACTATCGGGAACTGCTCTCTTGTCATTGCCATTCTAACTCACTTGTAGTGTCTAGAACAGAAGGGCAACAATGGATTGAGGAGTGCTTGTCACAGTGCATCCCTGAAGGGCGATGAGCCTTGCGTTTAGTTGGCCAGTTGCCGTATCCGCAACTGCAACCATCCCATCGTGTCCAGTGGTGTCTGATGTGTCAAGGAATTGCCCCGGCGTAACTGTGGTATCACATATCACAGTCACTTCACCACGACAAATGACATCAATTGCACTCTGAAGTTGCCCAGATGTCTGAGCGACTCCAAGAATGAACTTGAGTTCTGCGCCTTCCCCTGCTACGGGAACGACACAGGTAAAGTCATTGTCGGTTGCCAGAGTAACTATTGCTCCTACATATACATTCGTGCCGCTTGCATTCGCCTCACTATTGAAGGTGAGAAGGAACGAGTCGTTGTGGAAGGGTGCGCCTTCAAGCAGTCCGGGGATTGAACTTCCGTGTAGATAAGGTGGCCCGAAAGCCATTGTCTATTACCTACCCTGAGAGTAGTCCCAGACTCTTGAACTTATCGGAAGCACTCATGAGTTCCTTGAACTCAGGTGGGATTTCGGTAGAGATACCCATAGCGGCAAGAGCACTGTTCTCTTCTTTTACCTCACCGACATTGCCCTTTCCATTGGCAGTGTTGGCAGGTGCAGAAGCAGTGGCCTCTTTCCGTTTCTTGGCCTCTTCCTCAACCTTAGACCGGACTTCCTGAAGCCTAGACTTCAGTTCTTCCAGTTTCTTCCGCTTTGTGGCTTCCTCTTCCTCTTTCTTGCGCTTCGCCTCTTCGTCCTCTTCAACCTTGCGGTTAGATGCCCGTCTCAGAGCAATCCTCTGGCTCAGTAGGGCTTGCCTCTTGCGAAGCGAGTCTTGCTGTTCCAGTTTCACATTGACCTCTTTGATTATGGACATCAGACCATCAAGTTTGGATTCGAGAGCACCGAATTGCTTCACAACTTGGTCATAAGACAAAGTTTTGCCTTCGCTTATTTCACCAGAAGGTGCGACAGTAGCCATTTAGTTTCTTGATTTCTGGGGTGACGTTACATTTACCAATCGGCCAACTACACACCCATATAGAGTAGAAGGTGTCATAAGTGGAGTATATATGGTATACCCCTTATTTAAAGGTGTCGGGGAACCTCTTTGTTCCGTTTTCGTTTGATAAACTGGCAGTTCATACAAAGACATTGGTATCCTTCTGGGTAGTTGTTCTTTATCAACCAGAGATAGAATACGTTGCCATGTCCCTGATTCTCTCTGTGTTGCGTCCCACCACCATCAATATGGTCAACAGAAAGTGCAAGGATGTTCGTATAGGGTTCCTTATGCTCCCCAAAAGGATTGGCGCATTGAGGCGGGTCTGTGCCAGAATAGTGAATGAGAACCTTCAGTTTGATTCTCTGCTTGTAGTCTCTCATGTAGTCTCGCATATAGTCCTTTCTGTTAGTGGGCATTCTTTACTCTATACGATAAAGAAGTATTTAAGCCTTCGCCATACAGAAGGATTCGTCACAAGGCTCTTTACAGGTGCAATCTTCATGAGTTGCCTCAATACTTCTTAAATTCAAGCCTATTGGATTGCACCAGATACACTTGTCTTCTTCTTTCTTATCTGAGGGCCAGCCACAATTGGGGCAATTTGCCCCGCCCTTTCCATCATCAACCATTTCACCTATCTTACATTCGGGACAGGGCATACCCACATATTCAGATGCCTCTTCCTTTTTTCCTGCCTCTTCATAGACTGTGCATGAGCAAGCCGCGCCCGGAAAATAGGA